CTCGACCGGACCGCCGAGAGCGCGAGGCCCGCCGAACGGAATGCTGGTCGATCCGCCCGGCCCGCGAATGTCGCCGAGGCTGGATCCGCCGAACAGCCCGCCGAAGGCGCTGGAGAGCCCACCCATCAGCATCGATGCCAGCGGCGTCGTCACCGTCTGTCGCATCACGATGCGCGCCAGATCCTGCGCAATCCCGGCCAGCACGCCGCGCAGCTTCTCGCCGCGCAGGATGGCGTCCTCGAAAGCGGACTGGAACGTGAAGCCGAGATCGCGCGCGAGGTTCTCGTTCTGGCGCGTTTGGCGCTCGATGCCGGTCAGGTATTCGGTCTGCTTTTCGGTCGCCTTGCGGAATGCCTCGTCGGATGCGGCGACGAGCTCGTTGTACCGCTCCTGGCTGATGATCGCCGCGTCGAGTGCCTGGGCCAGCAGCGCCTGCTGGTCGGCCCAGCGGCGGGTCGCGGCGGTCAGCGGGTCGAGGGTGTTTTCTAGGGACATGACATCGGAGAGGAAGCGCTGGCGCGCACGCTCGGCCTCTTCCTGCGCGCGAGCGGCGTCGCGGACGGCCTCGGCCTCGCGCTTCTTCTGCTCCTCGAACTCCTCGCCGCGCCGCTTCAGGTTCGCGGTGCTCTCATCGACGCGCTCCTGCTCCATGACGAGCCGGTCGTATTCGCGGATCAGCTTGTCGATGGCGTCGATCTGCGACTGTATGCGCGCGACTTCGGAGGCGGCTTGAGCCTCAACGAACCCCTGCATTTCGCTGGTCGCCGCAGCCCCGCCGCCGCCTGTAGTCATCATGCTGGACAGGCGATTGCGCTCGGCCATCAAGCCCTCAAGCCGCACATTCGCGCGAATGCCGGTCTGTCCTCTTCCGCGTTTCGCGCTCTCCTCGTTCATGCGCTTGATCTCTTCCGTCAGGGAAGAGACTTCATCGGTCGCGGCCTTCGCGTTTTCCGCCATGCGCGAGAACATCATGTAGATGCCGCCGCCGATGGCCAGCGCCGCGCCAGCGACTGCGCCGAATGCCCCGAAGATGCCGAGGAACTGTGAACCTTGCTGGATGAAAGCAACCATTGCGGACTGGCCGCTCGCGACCTGAACGGCGAAGTCGCCAAGCTGATAGCCGGACTGCTGCGCGACGAAGCCGAACTGTCTGCTCGACGTCGCAGCCGCCGCAGTCGCCGCTCCCATCGCCGCCGTCGCAGTCGCGGCGGACATATACCGCTGCTGCGCGAGGCTGATGATCTGCGCGCCGCGCTCCTGCGAGATGCGCCCGCGCTCCATCGCGGAATTGACGCGGTCCACGATCTGCTCGTAGCGCAGCTGCGAGGCGAAGCCCTTATCGAGCGATCCTTGGAGGCGATCCATGCTGGACGAAGACGAGACCAGCGAGCGGGTCATCTTCTCCTGAGACTGCTCGACCCGGCCGCTGCTCGCCAGGATCTCGGTGTTCGCCCGGTCAATCTCCTGCGCGCCGCGCGTGTATTCGCTCGCGTCGAGGCCAGCCTTGAGGATCGATTCCTTCGGCGCGTTGATCATTTCTTCCCCTCGATCTCGCCGCGCACGGCGAAGAACTCGCGATCTATCCGCATCAGAAGCGCCACCTCGTCAGGCCGCATCTCCGCGCCGGTCAGCCTCGACCATGCGTCGAGATCGGCCCAGGACAGCGGCTCGGAACCGTTGAAGCCGACGCGACGGCCCTGGTGCAGATCCAGCCACGCCGACCAGATGTGCTCGCCCCAGGCGGGCAGCGGTGGCCCGTCGAGGCCCGCAGGTCGGCGTCCTAGCTGCCGCGCAACGCTCTCCAGGTGGTCGCGTTTGCGACCGCCCTTGCGCGGCAGGTCGAGGTCGAAACGGTGACGCGCGAAGGCGATCAGGTCGCCGTCGCGCTCAACCAGTTTCCCAGGTCGCCGATATGCTCCTCGACCTGTCGCCGGACCCAAGCGAAGGTCGGGTCGCTCATCAGTTCCCGCTTCGCCGCTTCGTCGCACTCGACGTCGAGCGGATCGCCGGCCAGCGAGTAGAGCCGCCAGCCGGTGATGAGCGCCACCAGCATCGCGACCTGCTCGGCCTCGATGTCGTCGGCGGTCAACTTCGCCGCGCGGCGGTCGAGGCGCGCGATGGCGGATGCGCGACGCTGCGCGCCAGCCTCGCGGCTGTCGAGCGACAGGCAGTCGATGTATGCCGAGTCGCCGACGCGCGACAGAAGCGGCGGACGACCGGCGACGGGGATTGAGAGATAGCAGCGCGTCGGCTTGTCCACCGACGCGCCGAGACCAGAGAACCGCGACATGCTCAAGCCGCCGTGTCGTGGATGCGAATGGTGGTTGTGTCGCGGCCCGCCGCGCTACCGGTGTAGCGGAGCGCCTGGAACGGCAGCGAGATCGTCTGGCCGTTCGCGCCTGACAACGGCATGTCCGCGCCGCCGAGCTTGACGCGCGGCAGGTAGATGCAGATGGCGTCGGCGTTCGCCGCCGAGCCACTATCGACGCGCACGATCAGCTGAAGCTCGCTCTCGTTCAGGAAGGCGTTGAAGAGGGCGAAATCCTCGACGAATGCCGACACCGTGCCGGTGACGTTCGCGCGGCCGAGGAAGATCTCGGGCGCGATGTTCTGATTGATCACCGCTTGCATCTCGGCCTCGAGATCAAGCGCGATATCGATGCTGGTGACGATGCCGAGCGGCGAGCTTCCCGCGTCCGGCGACAGGATCAGGCCATTGGCCGAAGCGCAGGCCGAGGTCGTCGTCGCGGCGGTGGGAGCGGTGAAGTAGGGCGCGCTGCCCGCCGAGAGCGACACCGCGTTGCGGCCCATGACCGGGATCTCGACCGTCGAGAGGCCGGTGGCCGGGAGGCTCAGCGAATAGCCGGACACGCGGCATTCGGTGAAGAGGCGCGACAGATCCAAGTCCTCGCGGTACTCCTCGATGCCGAACTTGCGCGCCGTGAAGCCGCTGGCCGGGACGATGGTGGTCTTGCCGGGGCGCGTCACCGTGAAGGTGGTGTCGGCCACCGCGTCGGTGGTCGGCGCGGGCGACACCGTCACTGTGCGGTTGCTCGTGCCACCAAAGGACCGGATCACGAAGTTGCGGTCGTTGTTCGCTGTCGCGGCGAGCGTGCCGAAGCGGATGATATCGCCGACACGCAACCCCGAGGTCACCGGATCGCCCGCCGTGAACGTGAACGTCGAGGCTGAATTGTCGCTCGTCACCGAGGTGAACTGCGTATTGCCCAGCGACAGCGCCGACACCGCCGAGTCGCGGTGCGCGGCGACCAGAAGCTCGAAGTAGGTGCTGGGCGAAAGCTCGCCCGAGATCGAGCCCTCGACGCGCCGCAGCCCGTGGCGGAAATCGGTGATCTGCCGGTCGGTCCTGATCTCCTCGGACTGATAGCTGTCCTTGACCAGGTTGAGGCTGGACGAGACCCGCCGCAGCACCTGACCGCCGGACGTGCCGGGATCGGTCGCGGTGTTCGGCTCGCTGTTGGCCGTGATCGACCCGCTGGAATACGCCTTGTAGACGATGCGCGACTGTACGCCTTCGGAAATCGGCATGATCGGGTCTCCTTACCCTTGGAACCTGTATTGAAACGGGATCGACGCGCCGCGACCATACCACGCGCCGTTCGATCTAGCGATATCCGCGATGCCGATGATCGGCCCCACGAAGGTCAGGTTGCCAGCGCGCCGCGCGCGGAGCGCCACGACGGCGGCGTCGAGAAGGTCGAGGGTGACGTCCTCACCGATACCGACCTCGGAGAACACGCGGACCGCGACCGCGCCGAACCAGAGCCGCTCGTTGGCAAGCGACCCGCCGCCGAAGGCGCGCATCTCCTCGCGGCTGAATTCAGTATGCAGGTGCAGCCAGTGCCGGACATCGCCGGGCGTCGGCGTCTCGGGGTGCGCGTTCTCGTGCCAGATGACGCGGTAGGTCTCGCCGTGCGGCCACCGCGCGGCCCAGACGGCCTTGATCTCGGTGCGAATGGTGGTGCGGAGGCTCATGCCCGGTACTCATACGTCCAGGGCATCATCGTGCCACGCACGAACCAAGCGCCGTCCTCGGTCGCGCTGTCGAAGATCTCGGTCGAGCCCTCGATGAACGACAGGCCCGCCTCGCGACGCGAGCGGTAGACACTGACCGCGTCATCGAGCAGGTCGAGCGCGGCGTCGTCGCCATAGCCGGTCTCGGCGATAACGCGGATCTCGACCGTTCCGCGCCACTCGCGGTCGGATGCCTCGCGGCCGCCGGCGAAGGCGCGGACATCCTCGCCGTCGTAGTCAATGGCGATGTGCAGCCACGCACGCGCCTCGCCGGGCTCTGGGACGCTCTCGTTGTCGTTGATCTGCCAGAGTACCCGGTAGGTCGTTCCGTGCGGCCAGCGCGCATCCCAGGCGCTCCTGATGGCGTCGCGGATCACGCGCAGCGTGCCGGACGGCGCGACGATTTCGATGACCGGCGCATTCGCGCCGACCACGATGGCCGCAGCCGCGACCGCGATGGCCTTGCCCGCCGCGATGACCGGAGACGCGGCGGTCAGCGTGATGGTGGCGGTCGGGACCGAGATCGATTTGCCCGCCGCCAGCTGCGGCGCGAGCGCCGCGAGAACTTGAGCCGAGGCGACCGGAACGGCGACCCGCTTTCCTGCGCTGACCGTCGGAGCGGTGGCCGAGACGGTGATCGTCGCCGCCGGTGCCGAAATCGATGCGCCAGAAGCCGCCTGGATGGTCGGTGCAGCGGCGGAAAGCGCGATGGTGGC